ATCAAAGATTCGAATCTTTTGGGCACATGATCTACCCACCGACACATCATCCGCATTTCTAAGTGATAAGGCAACACACGAATCTTTTCATAAGTTTGTGTTTGTGTCTAACTGGCAAATGCAGGCCTACATGAACACCTTCAACCTGCCTTGGTCGAAGTGTTGTGTCATGAAGAACGCAATCGATCCGTTTACAGAAGAATGTGTAAAACCTGATCCGAAAGAAGAGTTGCGTCTGATCTACACCTCGACACCACAACGCGGATTGCATATTCTTGTGCCTGCTGTTGCACATCTCGCCAAACAGTATCCTCATATTCACTTGGATGTTTTTTCTTCATTCAAAATTTATGGTCGTGATGATGACGATGCGGCATATACAGAACTGTATCAACAGATTGAAGAACATCCTAACATGACGTATCATGGTTTTCAACCGAACGATGTTGTACGTGAACACGTTGCAAAGGCACACATGTTTGTATATCCGTCGATTTGGGCAGAAACCTCATGTATGTCATTGATGGAGGCCATGGCCGCTGGTTGTATTTGTGTACACAGTAATTATGGTGCCTTGTTTGAAACAGCTGCCAATTGGACGCAAATGTATCAGACAAATGAGAATGTTAATCAGCATGCCGGTACACTGGTCAAGTTGTGTGAGACCATGATTGAAAATATTAATGATGAAGGTATTCAGAGTCGGTTGCCTGCTCAGTCAAACTATGCGAACATCTTCTATGGTTGGCCTGCACGTAGATACGAGTGGGAAGGATTGTTGCGAAACCTCATCAATGCTTATCCGCCGGAAGAACGATCAATTCCTGTTTTCGAAGAGATGTTTGAGATCAATACAGGATGACAAACGTAATACCTTTTCCGCTAGACAGACGGCAGAAAGAACAAGAAGACCGTGAGTGGGATGAGATTGTTGAACAGGTGCGAATAATCGACGAACGCACCGAGATGGTTGTAACAGAACTCATGGAAGAGTTGTTAGTCGATGAACCAGACATCGTAGAGGATAAATACCTGTATGATGTATCTTTTGTTTATGAGTGTGTTCGATCACTGTTGTTGAAACAGAGAGAACTTCACCACCCTATACAGGCTCTCGCATCTAACATTTACGAGGCCGACAACCAGTCTATTGAGAATCCGTTTCAATACGAGTTTGATTTTTAGTGGTTGACATCATTAGGTAATTATACTATCATGGTAGTCCATGGTATAGGTATAAGAGAATGATAATTTTAGATTTGAACCAAGTAATGATTTCAAATCTGATGGCTTCCTTGAAGCACTCTGATTTGAATGAAAATTTATTAAGACATATGATACTAAACTCTATTCGTTTGTATCGTAACAAGTTTTACTCCAAGTATGGCGAACTGGTGATTGCCTGTGACGATAAAGATTATTGGCGCAGAAAAATGTTCCCTTACTACAAAAGTAACCGCAAGAAAATGCGTGAACAGTCTGATCTCGACTGGACGGAAATCTTCCGTGTACTCAATATGGTGCGTGATGAACTCAAAGAATTCTTCCCGTATCCCACCATTCAAATATCGTCCGCTGAGGCAGATGATATTATCGCTAGTATCTGTAAGAAATACGGCCGACAACTAGGCGGCGATCCTCTCCTGATTCTATCAGGCGACAAAGACTTTCAACAACTTCAAAAGTACGCAAATGTAGATCAGTATGATCCTGTACGAAAGCGTTGGCTCAAGTGTAATGACCCAGCAGGTTTTCTCATGGAACATATTTTTCGTGGTGACACCAGTGACGGTGTGCCAAACATACTAAGCGCAGATGACACCTTTGTATCTAATGCTCGTCAACGTCCTTTAAGAGCGAAGAAAATGGATGAGATGATACGTCAAAGTATCGCAGATTGGCCAGAAGATTTGCAAAGAAACTACTACCGCAACAAGCAGATGATTGACCTTGACCTTGTACCAGAAGACATCTACGAAGAGGTGATGTCTCAGATGAACCAAGAGAAAGATCGATCAAAACTGTGGAACTATTTTATTAAGAAAAAGTTAAAAAACTTAACTGAATGCATATCGGAGTTTTAAGATGGGACTACCATTAGTAAGTGACATTCTAGAACAGGTCGAAAAGACCTCTTCAAGGAAAGAGAAAGTGAAAATTCTACAGTACCATGGTAAGAATCCGGTGTTGATCGAATTTTGCAAATATGTTTTCGATGACAACATTAAGTTTGATCTGCCTGAGGGTGATCCACCCTACGAGACAGATAAGTTTGTTGACGAAAACCAATCTGGTCTCTATCAACAGTTGAGGAAGTTTTATATCTTTTTAGAAGGCGGCAATCCCAACCTGCGGCCTGTGCAGAGAGAAAGACTATTCATCGAACTGATAGAGTCTATTCATCCTAAAGAGGCCAAACTTGTACTTTCGGTGAAAGACAAAAAATTCCCTTACAAGGGCATCACCAAGAAGTTGATTCAGGAGGCCTATCCCGGTCTAGTATAAAGGAGTATGATGTGAGCAAGACAAACAAAGATAAAAACACTATGTTTGATTTTGTAGATCCACTGAAGAAAAAGAAAAGAAGGAACCAGACACGTAAAGGTGAACAACGCTTCAATGAGAAGCGGTTGAATAACGCCATTCGTTCAAATAATATTGATGATTTGATGAACTGGCAGTCGTTTTGAAAAACTAGGAAAACTAAATACTAACAATGCCTACCTACACTTTCCTCAATAGTGATACGGGAGAGGAATTCGATATTGTTCTCCGTATCGCAGAGTTAGATGATTACAAACGTGATCATCCACAACTATCTCTCGTACACCGATCCGCGCCACGTATAAACCGAGATTCTGGTAAACAAAAACCAGATGAAGGGTTTCGTGACGTTCTTAAATCCATCAAAAAAGCTTCAGGGAGGGGTAACCACATAAACACCTTTTGATATGTTGGCGAGTAAGTTTAGTACTCAAAACCTAAAACAACAAAAAACAAGGGTTCACATATGGCACTTTCAAAGAAACAGAGGAGATCGTTAAGAAGGCAGGGTATACTTGACGAGCGAGACTCCGTTCCACAGAGAGGTATGAAATTAAGTGAAATAAGTCCTAAGACTACCAATCAGCAACTAACGTTTGAAGCATACGATGCTGACAAACACATCCTTCTACACGGTTCACCCGGGACCGGTAAAACATTTCTCAGTTTATATCTTGCACTGTTTGATCTATTCGAATACGACCACAACACAAGAGACAAAATTGTAGTCATTCGATCCGCAACACCATCGAAAGAAATAGGTTTCTTACCTGGAAAAGAATCCGAAAAGATGGCCAACTACGAAGCACCTTATAAAGATATTGCTGCTGAACTGTTTAACAGAGGAGACGCTTACGATATTCTGAAGACTAAGAACCTGATAGAATTTCAATCAACATCCTTCCTTAGAGGACAGACACTTGATAACGCTATCATAATTTTAGACGAAGCACAGAACCTAACTTACATGGAACTAAAGACTGTGCTGACCAGAGTAGGAGACAATTCAAAGATTATTATATGTGGCGACTTGTACCAAGACGATTTAACAAGCGCTAGATATAACCAAGAGTCCGGTTTATCCCGCATCATGAAAATATTTGACCGTATGGATTGCATGGAGAGGATAGAATTCGGAATAGACGATATTGTACGAAGTGGATTTGTTCGTGAGTTTATCATTGCCGAACACGAACTTGGTACATATAATCCTAGGGAGATGCTAAGAGCAGTATAAAATGAAATGAATGAAAAATTTAGTTATGAGTTACTTGATGAGAAGAAACTCACACGTGTAAATGAGAATGGGAAAAGACTGTATGTGACCGAAGACGGAAACAAATATCCCTCGGTCACTACAGTCTTATCTTATTTGAGTAAAAAAGGTATCGCTAAGTGGCGTGCAAGAGTTGGTAATGAAGAAGCAAACCGAATCTCTACACAGGCCGCAAGGGCCGGCACTGCCATGCACCAAGTGGCAGAAGATTATGTGTTAGGTGTGAAAAGAGACAAAGAACCTAATCCACTGGCAGTCGCCGCATTCAACCAAGTCAAACCTCTTTTAGATCAAAACGTTTCGACCATTTATGGTGTCGAATTACAAATGCACTCAGACGAACTCAGAGTTGCTGGTACTGCTGATCTGATTTGTAAGTACAATGGCAGAAACACGGTACTTGACTTCAAGACCTCTCGCAGACCGAAGACATACGATCATATCACCAATTACCTCATACAGGCCGCCACGTATGCAATCATGGTTGAAGAAAGATATGGTCTAGAAATAGACCAGTACGCCATTCTTATGGCAGTCGGTGATGGATCAACGCTTGACTTTGTTGGTGATATAGAATACCATAAGCAGATGGCGAGACAGTTTTTCAATTTA